GGTAAGCTGCAAACAGTAAATAAGCATGCTCTGGTACGCTCTAATGATAGTAAAGTACTAGATGTTATTGGTGATGATTGGAATCCTGTTCAGAACGCAGAAGCGTTTGAGTTCTTCAGTGAGTATGTACTTGCTGGTGATATGGAAATGAATACTGCTGGATCTTTGAAAGGTGGAAAGAATGTATTTGCCCTCGCTAAAGTTAAAGAATCTTTTGATATCCTTGGACAAGACCAAGTCGACTCCTATCTACTGTTTAGCAATCCTCACGAATATGGTAAGGCTGTTGACGTTAGGTTTACTCCCATTCGTGTTGTATGCAATAATACATTAACCTTCTCTTTGCAGTCTTCTTCTAAGAACTTTGTTAAGATCGGTCATCGTTCTAAGTTTGACGCTGATATGGTTAAGCAGCAAATGGGTATTGCTTCTGAGAAGTTTGCTCAGTATAAAGAGATGGCTGAGTTCTTATCTACTCGTCGCTTCTCTGCTGAGTCTCTTATCCAGTACTATAACGAAGTATTTCCATATACTCATAAGCAAGCAGAAGCTCCTACTAAGGTAGAAGATCTTTCTAAGAATGCTCGTGCAGCTATGGATTTGCTTTATACTCAGCCTGGTGCTCAGTATGGAGAAGGAACCTGGTGGCAGGCTCTTAACTCGGTTACTTACTTGACTGATCATAAGATGGGTCGTTCAGCTGATACTCGTATGCAGTCTGCATGGTTCGGTATCAACCAGTCTCGTAAGCTAAAAGCAGCTAATAAGGCAGTGGAGTTCGCTAATGCTGCCTGATGAAATGGAAGCGGAGAAGAATCGCAAGATTCTTCTTCAGCAAGCTGAACAGATTGAAATGCTTAAGCGTCAGCTTGCTGAAGAGACTGCTGCTAGATATGCAGCATATAAACGCATTGCAGAGTTGACTAGTAATGAGTGGACTTCTACGGCAGAAACTCAAGAGCGTTATCATGAATTTATAAAGAGGATGTATAATGAAACTTGTAAACAGTGAAAGAGAACCTGAATTGTTAGGAGTAGAATGCTCAGAAGAAGATTGGAAACAAATATCTCAGATTGTGGCTAATCTTAATCAAGACCTTATCGATTCTGGATATGAGCGATATCAAGCAAAAGCTTTAAAGAAAAAGGATTCCATTTATATCAAGACAAAATAAGGCCCGATGGGCCTTTTTTACTATTATAAATACTCCATATATCTTCAGAGGGTATCATGAAAAGTTTTAAATTTTTTATAGCGGAGGCTACTATGTTTGGAAGCATGTCACGAGGTGAATGGTTCAAATATGGCAATGACCGTCTTAACAAGCTTAAAGATATTATTAGAGACGGTGATCCTGTAAGTGATATGAATGGTAAAGATCTTCATATAAAAAATAATAAAACTAATTTAGATAGAATAGATGATTTCATTAAAGCAGGTCCGTCTGGTCCCTCAGCAACCTTTGTACTCGATCTTAAAAGCGGTACTGTAGAGAGTAATAAGATTGGTAAATCTCCTGCTTTCGGAGGTAAAGGACAAGGTCAAGGAGCTACAGGGAATACAGCTAAAGGTGAATCACTGCAATGTCTATACTTAGCAGCTATGTTGAGAGAAAGAGGTAAGCCAGACTTTCCTCATTTTACTCCAGAGCTACTTAAAGACTCCTATAATGATATTAATGTAGATGCTACATTTGTAGAGATTATGAAGATTGATCCTGCTTGGCATTACTCTGCATATGTTTCTGCTGAGTATCTTATTGATAAGAAGTTTGTTAATAAAAAACATATCTTTCATAGAGGCTCTTCTGTTATGAAGAAAATCTATAATATGAAAAAGAATGCATTTAAAAACAGCAATAAACCTGTGCTAACAGACGACAAATGGAATCCAGGAGATATTTGGGCGGTAGAAAAAGGTGTTAACATTTCTTCTGTATTAGATGATTCTTCTATTGAAACTCTTAACGCGTCTCTTATTAAAGCTTATAAAGATAAAAAGATTATAGGCATCTCTTTAAAACAGGTTAACAGTCTTAAGAAGAAAGCCAAACATACAGAATACAATTTAACTACAGCAGAGCAAGATAGTCATAAGTTTTCTTCAGTTAAGCTTAAGTCAGATGGATCTACGTTCTGGAAATCAAAGTATGGATTTATCTTCTTTGATGGTAGTAGAAAGATGGATATGAGAGCTCCAGCTAACTTTGCCGCTCTTAACGTAGAGATACAAGGTAAGGGTGCAAGAGGTGGCAGAGCTGGATATTCTCAAATTGAATATGCAGCAAAAGTTTATATGAATAAAACTCTTCCTACTAATAGGCAGCTAGTAGCTGATGCGCGTAGTATGGAGGGTGGTAAGAATAAATCAAAAGCAGAAGCGTTTTATAAAATGCTATCTAAGATTCATTCTGATATAAAGAAAGACGAGTTTATGTCGGGTATTGCTGAATCAGATGGAGGTCGAATCCACGCTAACTTAGGTATCACATATATTGCTGATGCGCTTATGAGATCTAATCAAACTCAGAGAGATAAGTTTGTATCTCATTTAATAAATTATGCAGGGTCAAAAAGCTCTGATGCTTCAGTGTACGTGAAAGTAGAATCGAGATAAAATGGACAATTTTAAAAATTATATTACAGAGTCTAAAAATACACATATGACTCACATTGAAGATAAAGTTATCTACGGTGGAGTAAAAGGAACAAGAGAAGCAATATTAGCTTTGAGATCGCTTAGAGATATGCTAGGAGGAGTTCATGATGGATCTGTCAGCGTTAAGTGGGACGGAGCACCTGCCATCTTTGCTGGCATTGATCCCCGCGATGGGAATTTCTTTGTTGCTAAGAAAGGAATCTTCAATAAAGATCCTAAGGTCTATAAGTCTAATGCTGACGTGGACGCTGACACTTCTGGTGATCTTGCAATTAAACTCAAAGATGCTCTTAAGTATCTTCCAGCCTTAGGTATTAAAGGAGTCATTCAGGGAGACTTTCTCTTTAGTAAAAGCGATTTATCTACTGCTACTATTAAAGGGGAAAAATATATTACATTTCATCCAAATACTATCGTATATGCGCTGCCAGCAAAGTCGGATGGAGCTAAGGCTGTTAAGTCAGCAAAAATTGGTATTGTGTGGCACACAACCTATAAAGGTAACACCTTCGAGTCTATGCGAGCTTCGTACGGAGTTGATGTCTCCAAGCTTAAGTCAACAAAAGATGTGTGGTCACAAGATGCAATGTTAAGAGATTTAACTAATGTTACTATGAGTAAAAAGGAAACAGAAATTGTTAATGAATATCTTTCGCAAGCTGGATTTATTTTCAATCAAATCGCAGGATCAACTTTACGACAACTGGAATCCAACAAAGAGCTTGCCCGTCTCGTGGAGCAGTTTAACAACACCTTCGTTAGAGAAGGCCAAATCATTGGAGATACCAACAGACATGTCACCGCACTTATCAAGTGGATCAGCGCTAGATATCAAAAAGAGATAGATAAGCGTAAGAGTGATAAAGGTAAAGAAGCTCAGCAGAAAAAACTAAATGAAATACTAGATTTCTTTTCTTCTAAAAATAGAAACAGTCTCAAATATATGTTCGACTTACAAAAAGTTATTGTACTGGCAAAATTAAAACTTATAAATAACCTTAATAAATTAAGTAAAGTGAAAACATTTGTTAAGACTCGTAGTGGTTATAAAGTAACCGGCGAGGAAGGTTATGTAGCAATTGATAAACTTGGTGGTGACGCGGTAAAGATTGTTGATCGTATGGAATTTTCATACAACAACTTTTCGCCAGATATATTAAAGGGATGGGATAAGCCAACGAGGAACTAAATGGCAAAGAAATTAAACTTTAAAGATTTTATGGCTGTGGACTATATGCCAGGTGAAGATGACCTGATTAAGCAAGCAGCTAAAAAACGTAAACAATACACTCCAACAGGTAATACCGGAGAAGCGGTAGAAGCTACTAAATGTAAAATGTGTGGGTGTGATATGGACAATCCAAAACCAGATTGTGATTGTGAACACAAACATACTACTGAAGCTCTTACTATGATGCAAAGACGAGCAAAGTCACGCTCTATGAAAAAGTATCAGGCACGTCTTAAAGTAGGTCGTAAAAAAGCTGCAGCTAAAGTAGCTAACCCTAAAGTTCTTGCCAAGCGGGCTCGTAAAGCAGCTCGTAATGCAATAGCTAAAAAACTTACTAAAGGTATTTCGAAAGTTGATCTTACACCCGCAAGAAAAGCAGAGATAGAAAAGCGTCTTGACAAGATGGCTCCTAGAGTAACTAGGTTGGCTAAAAAAATGCTGCCTAAATTACGTCAAACAGAACTAGGTAGAAAACGCGGGTAACTATGATTAATCGGTTTAGTCAATTTCTTGTTGAAGAAGAGAGTGTTGTTTATTTTACGTTTGGTAGAATGAACCCACCTACTATTGGTCATGGTAAATTATTAGATACATTGGCTGGTAAAGCTCGTAGAGCTCCATATAGAATATTTTTATCTCAATCAAATGATAAAAAGAAAAATCCCTTACCATATAAAGATAAGGTAAAGCATGTTAGAAAGATGTTCCCTAAGCATGCACGTTCTATTATTCTTAATAATAAAATTAAAACTCCATTTGATGCTCTTACTTTTTTATATGATCAGGGTTATAAAAAAGCCGTGATGGTAGCTGGATCAGATCGCGTTACCCAGTATGATGTGCGTTTAAATAAATATAATGGAAAAAAAGGTGATCATGGATTTTATAATTTTGAAGGCGGCATAAAAATTATATCTGCAGGTGAAAGAGACTCTGATGCTGAAGGAGCAAAAGGCGCTTCCGGAACTAAACAGAGGGAATATGCCGTAGCCAATGATTTTACTGGGTTTGCCAGAAGCCTTCCATCCAATATGTCAAATTCAAACGCAAAACGATTATTTAATGATGTAAGGTCTGGGCTAGGACTAAAAGAAGAAAAACAATTTAAAAATCATATTCAATTAGAGCCCGTCTCTGATTTACGTGAAGCTTATCTTAGAGATAATATTTTTGAAGAAGGTGAAAAAGTTGTACTAACTAAAAAGGGTATTGTAGGCAATATAAAATACCTTGGTACGAATTATCTTATAGTAGAATCAAAAGGTGAAACGTGGAGATGCTGGCTTGACGACGTGTCTAAGATAGACCCTAATCAAAAAGTAGAATGGGATGTTGCTAATCTTCCTAATGAAGATAATGATGGTATTGTTAGAGAGTCTCTTAATGAAGCATCAATGTATGCAGATAAGCCTGATTGGGGTACTCCTGAATCTACTAAAAAAGCTAAAAAAGTAACTCCTGGACAATCTGAAGGTCTGTGGGATAATATTCATAATAAAAAACGTCGTGGTGAAAAAATGAGAAAGAAAGGTGCTAAAGGAGCACCTACTCCAGATCAAATAAAAAGAGCTCAAGAATCTAAACAAGATTCTGAAATTAAAGATCGTCCCGGCACTCAACCAGCCCGCTATCATAAAGGACTGGATAGAGCAACTAAAATCGCTAGAGATAGACATTTCAAGAAGCATGGTAAAAAAGCTGATAATGATTCTTCTGCATATAAACCAGCGCCGGGGGATGCTACTGCAAAAACTAAACCATCTAAGTACACAAAATTTGTAAATAGGATGATGAAATGAACTTTAAAGAGCACTTAATTAACGAAGATAGCTTTGAAAAGAAATCTAAAGCATCAGGTATTTCAACAGGTACCCTAAAGAAAGTTTATCGAAGAGGGGTTGCTGCATGGAAGACAGGTCATAGACCTGGCACAACACCCTCACAGTGGGGCCACGCACGTGTAAATGCGTTTATAACAAAAAAGAAAAAGGGTGGTCTTAACCACGATAAGGATCTAGCATAATGAAAAAAGAAGCTCTAGGATCTGACGATCCTCAATCATTAGATAATAGAAGACTTTCGGCTATTGCTCGTAACCCTAATCATCCTATGCATACTCATGCTAAAGCAGAATTGGACAGACGTAAAATGAAAAACGAAGGTGGTATGAAGCGAATTGCTACTACGCAATCTAACAAAGCAGACCGAATGGCATCTGGAGGTAAAAAAGGCTTGGAAACATTCAAGAAGAGAGAACCGCAGAGTGAAACCAAAGGTGCTCCTAAAGGATATCATTTTACACGCTCTGGTAAGTTAAGAAAAGGTGATGCAGGTGCAGATGGTCCAGGTGGAGCAAAGCTTCGTTCTGATCCTCTCGATAAACAACGCTCAAAGATTCCTCCTTTACCTGAAAAGTTTGCTAATCCAGCTCAACAAGCAGCTGTAATGGCCAAGCTTAAGAAGTCTGGTAAGTATGATGGTAAAGAAGCTTATAATGAGCCTCAAGGTCAGGCTAAAGGTATGATGTCACCTTTGCAAAAAGCTCGTATGGATAAAGAAAAAGCTGATCGTGATAGAGACGGTAAGCTTATGAATGTAAAAACAAAAACTAAAACGGAGGCTACTATGAAAAGCTTTAGTGAAATTTCAAGATCTAAACTTGGTAGCTATGCTAAAGCTGCTAGTAAAGATATCGATAAACAACGCAATACTGTTAAGACAGCACTTGATCAACCCGCTTCTCCTATGAAAGCAAAAGCTGGAATGGACGCTATGAAAAAATTACATAAAAGATCTAGAGGATCTGACATGTATGTAAATAAAATGACTGGTCGCTCTAAAGTTAAGCCAACAGCAGAAGCTGCAGTCAATGAGGCGGGTCCTCGTCACACAATGACTCCAATGTATAAACGCTTTGGGGGAACTGTTATTCCTAAAAAGTTTGATGCTTATAAAAAGCATATGAAAACTCATAAATTAGATGAGCCAACAGTACGTATGATTCATCAAAACCCTGATGAGCCTGAATCAAAGCGTATGATGAAGAATCCAAAATACGCAAAAGCAGTAGATATGTATAAAGCTGCACATAAAAATGAATCGGTCGAAGAAGCTGCAGTCAATGAGCTTGATAAAAAGACTCTGGGGTCTTATATTAAGAAAGCTGGACCTGATGCTGTAAAGCAAACAGCACAAGCCAAGCGTCATTCTGATGCTGGTGATATGGCAGACAAAGATAAAGATATGTACAAGCATTATGCTAAGTCTCAGCGCGCTATGGATAAAGCAGCTAATCGTCAGAAAGGTATTGGTAAAGCAGTAGATAAGCTTACTAAAGAAGATACAACAAGAGTAGCGAAAGTAAGTGAAGCTAATAAAGAAACACTTATGAAGATACATAAAATGCTTGATCTTGAGAAAAATAAATGATTAAGTTTAAGGCTTTTATTTCAGAAGATATGTCAGGTATGACTGTTAAGTCAGGTGATAAAATATCTGTAAAAAAAGGCGCTGGTATGACTAAACAAGGGGTTGCTAAGTATAGAAGACGCAACCCTGGAAGTAAGCTACAAACAGCTGTAACTACTCCTCCTAGTAAATTAAAACCAGGAAGTAAAGCTGCTAATAGACGTAAGTCTTTCTGTGCTCGTTCTCGAGGATGGACAGGAGAAAGAGGCAAGGCGGCCCGTCGTCGCTGGAATTGTTAGATGGCCGTAAGTCAGTATCTTGAACATCTTGGTATACAGATTGCAAGTGGGTTAGTAATTAATACTTCTCATATTAATAAGTTTGGATTTAATCCAGCATGCAGCTCTAATTTAGAAACAATTTGGGATAGCGGAGGACTATATAATTATATTGAAACTCCTGGTCCTGCTACTGTTGCAGGAGCATCGGATACCGGAGCAGTTGTAAGCGTCCAAGGTCTAGATGAAAATTATGACTTCTTAACTGAAAGTGTATCTGTAGGAGGAACAACTACTAATAATTTTATTAGAGTGTTTAGATTAAGATTAGAGTCTCACCCTACTGCAGAGGTAAACTCTGGTGATATTACAGTAACTGTTGACGGAGCAGTGAGAGCTACTATGTTAGCAGGAAAAGGTCAATCGTTAATGGCTTTATATACTATACCAAGAAGAACAACAGGCTATTTAGTTAAGTTTCAAGGTAGTATTGAGAAGAACCAAGAAATAATTTTTAAACTGTTTTCACGCCGTATTGATAATGGAGTATTTAATTTAAAAGGACAGTTCGGGTCTTTTGGAACTCCTATAACATATGATTACCCTGTGCCGTTATTATTTAAAGAAAAAACAGATATAGAAGTACGCGCGTTGGTTGGAGCCACTGCTGGTGCTGGTGCTATTTTTGATCTAATCTTAGTACGCAATTAATTTATATTATAAATAACACTAATAAAATTAAATGGAATAACTTGATGGTAGATAGTAATATTGATCAAAGGCTTGGTAGAATAGAAGATAAAATGGATAAACTAGCAGATGCTCTTGTTACCATTGCCCGCTTCGAAGAGAAGATGGAAGCTTATAATAAGTACCGAGAAGATTCTTGGGAACGTATGAATAAGTTTTCATCTAAGCTAGATGTCATTGAAAAGATGTGTGATGAAAACGCTCACACTGTTAACGTAATTAATAAATTATTCTGGATAGCTATCGCCGTAGGCGCCAGTGCAATCGCAGCTCAAATTTGGATGTAAGGAACAACAATGAATAGAGAATCAATCAGTAAAATGGCTGCGGCAATGCAACAAGTCGCAGAAAATCAAAAGAAAACAGAACAGAGAGTAACCTCAGCTGGCCAAACAGTTGATAAACCTATCCAACATGACTGTGCTACACATGTAGAGCATGCTCAGTGGGGAGAAGGGTACCCTGTCTCTGGTCAACACACTATCGTTGAAACATCAGAAGGTCATGGATATGTAACTCATTACGATGTTAAATTTGATCATGGTATTGAAGAGAACGTGTCTGTAGAAGATCTTAAGATTTTAGCTGAGTCATCACATGGACATGCTAAGAAAAAGAAAAGCGAAGAAGTTGAAAAGGAAGCCAAGTTTGAGATTCCTGAAACTATTGATGCAACTGAACGAACAGCATTTCATGGCGCTGCAGCTGCTGCTCATGGTGCTGGTAAATCTCACTTCTCATTTCAAGGTAATAAGTATCCAGTAACTATGAGAAAAGATGCCGCTAAAGCTATTGCAGATGATGTAAACGAAAGCAAAAAAGCAGCATTAGCTAAAAAGCTAGCGAAGGCATCGGCTTCATCTGAAAAAGGTAAAGCAGCAGTAACACTGCCTAAAGCTCCTTTTGATATTCCTAAGGCTACTAAAAACGAAGAAGAAGAAGTAGTGGTTAATCCTAAGAAAGAAACCAAGAAAGCTAAAACTTCTGATGAAGTATCTGCAGTAGAAAGCACTGCATGGCCTGTGTATAAGCGTATTATGGAGAAGCGTGGAGAGCATTATAAGAGTGCTACTCCTGTACAAGAACCTAATGATGCATCTAAGTCATCTAAGGGTGCTCAAGATATGCTAAACACTCCTAAAGATGTAAAAGGTAACCCTGAAGCTTCAGGAGATGATGCTAAGAAAGCTGCAAATGCAGGTCCAGGTATGAAAGCTCGTCCAAATGACGGCAAAACCGGAGATAAGAAAATTATTCCATCAGCAACAAAGGCGTAATATTATGGCAATTAAACCTCCAGCGTGGTGCTCGCACGCAGTACCAGATATGAAAAAAGGTTGGGTAGACCCTAAGACAGGAGAATTATATAAATCTTCTAGATTTACTCAAGCTCAAATGAATGAGTATAACGGAGTCGCTGAAGTTCCAGAGACTTCTCTTCCTACAGCAGAAGCGGCAGAAGCGGAAGCAGCAATACAGCATATTATTACTGAAGGTAAAATTGAAGCTGGTATAAACGATCTCTTAGGTTCTATGTCAAAGGTAGAGCTAGAAGAAATGGGTCGTAATCATGGAGTTGAACTTGATAGAAGAAAATCTAAAAAGTCTTTAATATCTACTATGAAAGGCGTACTCAATAAATAAGTTATATATAATTTAAGTATATAAACTAATTGGGTGTGTTATGGAATTATTTGATGAGTTGTCTGAAGATAACTTTATGCTCTATGCAGTGAGACAATATTATAAACCTAACTGTATTGATGCAGAAGAATTTTATAATGATATGAAACGATTTATGTATCTTAAAAGACTTTTTTATAGGTATAAAAATACTGGAGAAGTTTCAGAGAGATTAATACTTAATCATCTGATAGTTTTATTTAATGTTTTTGATATCAAACCAACTCTTAAGATGTTAGAATATCAAATAGAGGATAAGTATTGGTCAGCTTTAAAACCTTTTCTTATTTTTCTTAACTATATTAAAAATGATGAGTATACAGATATCAAAATGGATCAGAGTGTAATAGACAAACTAAGGAAGATATAATGGGATTGATCAAGCAAGCCGGTGATCTTGTCTATACTTTTAGATTCTTAAGACTACTTACCACAAAATTTGAAGACACAGAAGCATACAAAGCTGGTATAATTGATGAAAATGGTAAGCGTTTAAAATCATTTGATCTTAACACTATGGATAATAGAAATACATATAAAAACTATTATACACCTTTTCATAGATTAGTATTCAATATTAAAAAGATTATGGAGAAAGTTCCTGGAGGGGGCTCTCGCCTAGCTTCTTATGCAGCTGCTTTGTATCTTCTCAAAGAACATTTTGGAGTTAAAGAAAAAGAGATTAAAAAGTCTCTTAATGTAGATCCTCTTGATTTTATGTTAGAGCAAACTGAATGGTTTGTATTAGAAGATATGAGACTATCACCTGGATCTTATAAAGTACTAAGTGAAAAACTGTTAAATGACACATATGATGAAGTAGTATTACCAAGAGATAAAGTTTCAGTAGGAGAAGATTGTTATCCTGTTGGAGAAATGTTTGGTTTAAACATCTATGAAGTTACTCACAGTAAGACAAGAAAAAATATCTATGTAGCAGTAAGCGAGTTATCAAGATGATAGCAAGACGGAAAAGAGCTGGTTATGGATAAACTAGATGAAAACTTTCAAGACGGTCGCAATCCTCAAGATAAAGGCGATAGTGCTCGGCACGGCATTCCAAAGAAAGCAACCATTGCTCAGCTAAAGAAGATTAGATCATCTGACTCAGCAAGTAAGCGTAAGAAACAATTAGCACATTGGCAGATCAATATGAGAAAAGGTAGAAAAAAGGCTAACGAAGAAGCAACCACTACTGCAGCTATTCCTAACCCTATAGATACTGTACAAGGTCCAAAAGCTAAAGAAATTAATGTAACTGATAGACGTAGACGCAAAGATAGATTACCTGTTCTTCTAAAGCGTTTTAGAAAGTATATAGATAGAGATGGCTAAAGTTTATATGTTTCTTTTTCTCGTCTCTCTTTTGAGTGGCGTTGGTTATGCAGGATACAGTTATTATATCTGGTCTGAAGAAACTATTGGCACTTTACGAGAAAATAATGTAAAATTAAAATCAGCAGCTGAAACGCTCCAGGCGACTGTAGAGAAGATGGCTGCTGATCAAAAAAAGAATGAACAATTAAATAAAGATTTAACCAAAAGATTACAGCAATCTCAAGAGCATTTAGATAAGCTTAGAGGAGTGTTTGCAAAAATCGACTTGACTATGGAGGCATTAACAAATGCACAAGGACTTGAAGACAGAGTTAACAACGCCGTTAACAAACTTATTGGACGGATCCAGGATGAAACTACTCCTCCTTCTGATAAGTCCGATGCTACTGACAGCGTGTCTGGGGAGAACTCCGGAGGCTGAAGTAGTAGTTACTACTGAGTATCAAGAGCAAAATATTCCTATTCAAGAACGACCCAAAGCAGTAGAGTTTCCTCCTGTCGATTGGTTTGTAATCACTGAAGA